ACAATGCTCATGGAACTGCCGTCTAACATAGTTACAGGGATGTCCATATCCAGATCGTTGCGGTGCTTGGTAAAGCCGGGTTGTCCTGCCATAGCTTGCAGACCAGTCAGCTTATCCATAATCGTGTCAATCTCTCCTTGCGGGAAGCCTTGGTTCTCAAGACGCTCACGAAGGAAGATGCGGCCATCCTCTTGCAGCAGATCAATCAATGATGTATCAACATCACCCTCACGAGCAATAGCGCGGCCCACGTTAGCTTTGGCAATCTTCTCTGCAACATCCACTGGTAAGCCCGCAGCAGCGTACCCATTGGTAAATGCAGCTTCGATATTCTCGCGGGTAGTTTTGCCAGTCATAACAGCATCATACATCGCTTTGCCGTTAGCGCGTTGTGGCACATAGCCGGGTTCGGGCATGAGGTTTTCTGTGCCTTTAACAGAAGTAGACTTACCATAGCCTTTCATCCAGTTCAGAGCATCTTCCATCTCTCGCTGTACCATTCCTACAATCTCGTCTACATGCCGATTACCAGCACTGCGTGGTGCGCGACCGAGTTTGATGTCATTGAAGTTCAACATAACTTCCCTATACAGGGCTTTCGCGCCATCCGCTGAGATGCCTACACCGGTACCTCTACCAAGCATCCGTTGGGTCTTTCCATTGGCCTTAGCCCAGTCCCACGCAACCATTGGCAAACGCAGGGTATGAGAAGCTAGGCGGCGTTCTGCATTACTATCTAGGGAAGCAGCAGATGCACTAACCTGCCCGCGACCATAAGTGCTTGGGCTTTCCAGCACATTCATGGCAAACCAGTTAGCACCGTTCGATTTAGAGCGGTACAAGCCCATCACGTCATTGCCCATAGAGTTGACAAAGCGGGAGGCTATTTTCGCTGCTCCGTTGATAGCGGCCCCCACTAGACCAGCCTTGGCGGCGAAGTGCCCAGTCATCAGTTTGCCAAACACGGTGTTATCCAAGTCCTGCAATTCCTTACGCGCACCGCTGCGGTCCATCCAGTCAGATGCACGTTGCAGGAATACGCGGTGTTCAGGAAGCATGTTCTCTGTGGGTGATTTGAGGCCAGACGTGTAAGGTACGGCAGCAGCACCAACCGACTTAACAGGCTGCGGTCCCGGTGCCTCTAGCGTCTCATACGCCAGTTGTTGTTCTGCACTCAAGCTACCATCAACATCAATCCAACCCTCGTCCAAACGACTGTCCAGTTCGGTATCCACTTCTGTCATGGGCCGTTCAATGATGTTCTTGTCTTGGATTGCCTTGAGGTCATTCACTACCTTCTTGCCCGCTTGCGTCATAAACACGCCAAGAGCGCCACCCGTGGTAGCCCCCATGAGGACCGATCTAATCACGGTGTCAACGCCAGCCCGATCATCGGTTGCGTACTCAGCGCCCGCCACAAGAGCGCCAGCCTGTGCGCCTGCGGCCATGCCGTCCACGACATTGACCGCACGCTGCGCCGCCTTGGAACCCATGCCCAGATACCGCCCCGCCTTATACGCAGCACGCCCTACCTTGGCCGCGCCGTAGTACCCGCCTGATGCCAGCATCAAGGGCAAGTCAACATCTACGAAGCCGCCAGCAACCATAGCAATACTAGAGGTACTGGACTTTTGTGCCATCAATTTCTGTTCCCGAGTTGTATCAGCGATGATACGTCCGCGGGCCATCTGTGCTTCTTGCAGGTTGTCGTATGCCAACACACTATCCCAGTATTCAACCGGAACGCCCTCAGTTAGCGCCTTAGCGTTCTTGGCTTTGTCGTAGTTCTTGTCATCCAGTGTGCTGCCTGCAATAGCGGCAATCCAGCTAAGGGGTGCTGCTGCAACCCCATAGCCTTGGTTTTCTAAGTAGCCTTGAATAGCTACATGTTCTTGTCCAACGTACCTGCCAATTTTCCACAAAGCAGTGCCCTTAAAGGCATCACCAACATTGTTGTAAAAACTTTGCTGCATCTTGCGGGAGTATTCCCGCTCGGCGTAGCCCGGTTGGGAAGCCAATCGAGATGCTTCTAGTCCTGCTGCGTTCCCCGCGAGGGCAGCAGTATCTTCCGCCTCTTGCTGTGCAAGGAACGGTGTAGGTTGAGTAGTCGCCATTGGCTTCCCTTATTAGTTATTGTGTTTGCAACTTGGTCATCCAAGCTGCACCTGCCTGAGCAAGAGGAATATTGGCAATGATAGGTGATCCACCGTCTGCGGGCTGGATGCTAACCATCAGGAACGTACCACCATTGCGCTGGTTCACGGCCATAGGTGAGATGTCGATCTTGGTTCTGCGCTCAGTAGGGTCTACTATCGGCCCCTCTGCTGTAATCCCGATACGTTGCATACGCGGAGTCGTAGTGGGCGTTATCAGCGTTTCAATAAATGTCTGTGTAGCCTCTATTGGAATACCTGACCCCGGCTTGCCTGCATTCTCCACAATCCAATTACGGACTGCGTTATCAACACTGCTTGGATCAGACATCATGTCAGCCTTACGCCCCGGTGAACCACCGAAGTTAGCAAGGCCAGTACCAAATGTTTCGGCACCGATGTCAACACCTTTTGGTGCCACCAGCGGAGTACCGCCAATGATTGCAGTCCTGCGTCCCACATCCTCAATAGCTGCTTTCACTACACTATCGGGCCTGCCTTTGCCGCCACCCAATGCGTACTTCTCAAGAACAGTACGATCAATCTCGGCCTTGAATGCAGCACGTTGTGACGGGTCGGCAGTGAAATCCCTGAATGCATCGGGGTTGCGCCAACCAGAGAAGTTGAACCACTTGTCATCCCCGAAGTACTTAGCAGTTGCATTCTGAACAGCGTCTTGGACAGCAGGTTCTTGCGAGAACACAAACGGGTCCTTAGCGCCTGCAATCATCTGACCGCCGTTCTCACGCTGTTGGATAGCAAACGACACCCCGCCTACATTGTTACCTGCATCGTTAGAGATAGCATCTGCTACGGCTCTGCCTGCATCATCCAGCATCATGTTAGCGACACGTGGATTGATTACCTTCATTGCCATATAGTCCGAGATGGTGCTGACCGCCTCTTGGCTTGGTACGCCATTCTTATCAACCAACGGGCCATTAAGAGTTGCGGAGTACCGTGCTTTGAAGTCCTCTGGAATGTACCCAGATTTGGACATGGTATCAAGCATACCTTGCTGAACCATAGCGTTGGCTTCATCGTTGGTCATCTTTGGATTAGCAGCCTGTGCCTGTGCTGCGGATTGCTGCACTGCCCTGACTTGTTGATCCCACCATTTGGTGCGGGTCTTTGCATCCACCGTGGTATCAGTTCCAAGCGACCCTGCATTAGCTGCTCGGGTAACAGTAGTCATCTTCTCGGTAGCTGCACGGTCTGCTAGCACGGCTGTATTCACCATGTCCAGCATCGCCTTGTTGTTGCCTGTACGCTCAGCCATGCTCATAGGGATATTGTGTGCAGTATACGCAGCATCACGCTCAGTAGAGAACGTAGCAACTGCCTGCTGCTTTTGAGCAAGGGTAGAGTTGGGGTCATCCCACACGGTACGCATCTTAGTCTCTGCTGCGGCCACTTGTACGCTGGCGGCGTCGATAGCCGATTGATCAGCAGCAGTCTTAGCAACCTTCTTTGCATTGTCACTTATCTGGTTTGTTACTGCCAGTTCCTGATTAACGTCTGCCTCAGTACGCTTGACATTGAACTCTGTGTACAGCGCCTCACGTTGACGCTGCCATTCCACTGTTGACAATGTTCCGGCAATGTGGGCTTCATCCAGAGCATTCCGCGTTGGTGCCATTTCCTCATATGCAACTTGGGCATACTGCACCTTAGCATCATTCAATGCACCAGTTGCGTTGTCCTGCCGTGTCTGCGCATATGAGCGTCCTGTCATACCAGACATGATCTTGTCCACGTAGTTCTGTGTAGACATGTTCACATCTGCCGCACCTTCACGTACAGCCTGTTCGTAAGGCCGACCGCTATGCCACATGCTAACCGCATCACGTACGTTGCCAAAGCGTTTGATGTATCCGCCAAACTCACCCTTGAACACAGCATCTTGCGCACCGGGATTGTTCTTGAACTGCTCTGGGGTCAACTTGACACCGTAGTGTTTCAAGGTCCAGCTAGGCACGTTGCTTGCCATCACCTGATATTTACCGATAGCCTGATCACCGCCATTGACAGAGGGGCCGACAGCATCGTACCGCCCACCGCTCTCCATATCAACCAAAGCTGGTGCTGCCATCATAGCTGCGGCATCGAAGTCGCCAGCAGTAATAGCAGTCTCAATGTGTGTCATGGTAACAGTACCTGCATTCTGGTTGCCTTGCTTTGCAGCCGTCATTGCACTGTAACCTTCTTCTGCGGACATCTCGATACCAAATTTACTGTTTACTTCTGCAAATGCAGTAGCTGCCTCTACTGGCTGTTTGAAGTCGCCGTTCTCAACCTTGGTCCAGAACCCGTCGAAAGCCTCCGCCTTATCAGCGTTCCAAGTCTGGCGCTGTTTCTGCATGTAACCTTGGCGTGCATTATCAATACCTGCCTTTTGTTCTGGTGTCAAGTTGTCCAGCAGACCCGCCGCTTTCAGCTTGATGTACGCGGCAGGGTTGTCATTGGCAAACGCAGCGGCCACGCCTTTGGCAACAGCCGCGCGGCGTTCATCTGGGCCAAGTCCTGCACCGTGGCCATCAGGGCTGTCACTGGCAATCGCCAGCAGGGCATCTGATGCAGTAGGGTCTTTGGACACAACGTCGATTGAAGTCACTAGGGCTTCCTCTGTGCGTTGCTGGCTGTATGCCAAGTTAGCGGTCGTGTGTTGTCCAACCAAAGTAGGCATCTGCCCTACCATAGTCTTGCGGACCAATTCCTGCACTCGTGGGTCTTTGCCATCAATCATGGCATCAAGACGCCCGACATACTGCTTGCGGTATTCCTCTGGGCTGAGTGCATAGCCTTCGTTGGAAATCTCGTTCTGTTGGGCAGCAAGGAACGTGCTGGATAACGCCTGTGCTTCCATGACGTGATAGCCCTCGGCCTTCCACTTGTTACCATCGGATGCAACTTCATCGAATGCAACGCCTTGCTGGTAAGCCATCTGGCCGTTAAGCAAGTCTTTGTTCCATTGCTTAGTTGCTTCCTTGCGAATAGCTTCACCGCCCCATGCGGCCAGCTTGTTCATAGTCTCGGTATTTACTGGGGCAACATTGATGCTGGCGGGGCGTGATACCCCACCAACAGCAACCGGAGTGTTCAGCCCCGCACCTTGCCGTAGATCACTGGTGTTACCAAATGGGTTCTGTACTTGTTCGCGGCGGAACTCTCCTGCCATGTTAGCCTCCAATATCGTAGGTTGATGGTTGATGCTGCTTGTACACGTCGAGCATACTTGCTCCAAGTCCTAGCATACTTGTGGCGCCAGTGCTTGGCATAATCGAGATGGATTTCCCGTATGCCTTTTGAACAGCAATGCTTCTGCGCTGATCGTTAAGACCGTTGCGCACACCCTGTTCTTCAATGTTCCGTGCCATCTCTTTCTGGGCCTTACCTCGCGCAAACGAGTTGAGTGTAACTGCCACAGAATTGCCTGACACGCCAGCAGCAGCAGCCGCCACTTTGGCGCTCTCTGTTGCTTGCATGGTAGCCACCTGATCGCCAGCCTCTGCCAGCTTAACTTGCTGACCGAGACTGACTTCATTGCGGGTTACTTGGTTGTTAGCCTGCGCTGCGGACAACGCTGCCATAGTGTTGTTGTACTTGTCCATGATCTTCTGAACGCTACGGTCTGCATTGCCTACTAGGATGTTAGCAATACCATTAAGTCCAGTTAGACCCATTTCACCGAGCATGAAGGAGTTAGACGAAGTAGCCATTTTAGCCTCCTGCTTTTAGGTACTCAGGTTCGTACCTGATTTCCTGTATGGTGGTTGGGCGGATGTCATCACTGTACACCCGGAGCGTTGCCAAGTTGGAGTACTCACCCCACGGAACTTGCAGAGTTCCAGTACGCACAGTTTCTTCAAACTGGTGTTCTGGATCGTCGTCCATAGGAAACCAGTCTGTATTAGCCATGTCCAAGTTACCCCGGTACTTACTTAGCATCTGCGCAGTAAATTGTCCTGTGTCTGCATAGTCAATGTAGTAAGTTTTAACTACCGTCTGCACATCGCTCTTAGCATTACCTAATCTGTCTCGTGCAATCGGGGGCGTGGGATCAACCCACCGCTCTAATCCGCAACCATACGACAGACTGCCCGGTATAATCCATGGACGAGTCACGGAATTAAATGCGTGCCGTGTTGTAGTTACGCCACCGATAGACAGAGTTGTAGTACTATCGGGTATTACAGGAATACCAGTGGGAGCGTCATCGGAAGATGAATGTAACACAAACTTGATGTTAGGGTAGTTTGAATACACTACAATCTCATTCCCCTCTGCTACGCCCCCGAAAGGTACCGCAGCATCCACGCAGAACTGCCGACCAAGCCCGTACATCTCCGGTGCTTCTAGCCGCATTTTTAATAGCAGTTCTTTTGGCGTAGTATCAGGCGCGTAGACAACGCACCAAACATACAGGATACCCTCTTGGGTGTGGATGTGACGTACAGCACCCGGAAATCTCCACGTACCCCAAGCACTCTGTGTTTTCTTATCAAATTCCCATAGGTACTTGTAGGTGTACACAGTACCGTCTACGCGAGACTTATCTGTTACAAACACAGCTAGTCCTTCATTAGACGCCGAAACAATATCTCTAATCTCCCCATCAACGTACCTACTTGCCGTCTTGGTAAGATTGTCCACAGAAGTGGAGGCGTAGTTGTTTCCGGTAAAGTACTCATTAACGCCTGCGTACCGCTGGCCCTTAAAGGGCAATAGTAGCGTGCGTCCTGTTGGCTGCGGACGGGCCTCTGATGACATGTCGTAGTTGGTAGCCAGAACTATCCCTGCGTTACCACCAGTTAAACCACCTGAGCCACTAATGACGTACTGTGCGTTAGCCGCTAGTACAAATAAGTCACGATCGAAAGGTACAATCCAATCGAATGGCTTAGTACCTTCCATTGTGGCCCTGAAATCCACCGGGTCGCTGTCCACAGCAGTCGTAGCACTCTTACGGTAGAAGTCCGCGGGGTAGTCAGTGCGGGAGCATACCACGGTAGCGCCAGATGTGGCAAACGTAAGCCTACCTTGGAACTCCCGGATGTCGCGGATAGCAAACCCAACGAAAGATGGTGTTGGATTGCTTTCTTCACTACCCACCCTGCGGTGCTGCCACTCTTGGTAGTCATACGTGAACGTCCCATCGTTGTTCCGGGTTAGGATGTGCGGCATAGTCTCTGGGTCGAGTGTGCTTGGATCGTTTACATTGAAGTACTCTTTCCATGCTCCGGTCTTACCAAAGCCATTACCAACAGTCTCGCCTACAATCTCGTATCGCATCCAGAAGTCATCTGAAATGCTGGCAGCGCCGTATACAAACAGGTAATCTCCATGTGCTGCAAATTTAGGCAGATCGGCAAGTGTCTTAACCCGTGCTACATCACCGTATAGAATTGTTCCAGCCTCACCATCGCGGGTGCTGATCTTCTTCAAGTTGTTCCCGCTGTCCACCATACGAATATGGTTCTCCACTACGGACATTGTGACCGTAGTGATCGCAGGAGTAGCCGCAGCAAACTTGGCAATCAGACCGAGGTACAGTTCACGGATTATGTTGTCCGGGGTAGTCAAGGCAGCGTCACCAGCGGATTTGCCATCCGGTGTAGTAAACGAGGCAGTAACAGTCTGGGTTCCTACAGTCACATCCACGGTGTACTTACGAGTAAACAATCCACCAAGGCAGAAAACATAGCCCCAGTTCTCACGGATTTCAGACGAGTACGAAGTAGCGGTCTTTGCTACAATCTTCTCCCGGTTGGTAATATACACGGTCTTATCGTACACGTACACAGCAGCATTAGTAGAGATGTAAGCCTGCTGCGAATGCGGGTTAGTCACCGTAGGTTTAGTTGCGTCATAGCCATACACCGTAGGGACCTTGCCTGCTTCCAGCACCACGCGGTATAGGTCGCCCCCAATGTTTACGGTGAAGGATTTGCTACCGGTATCTGTGATGTCATCAATGGCACCCAAACGCTCTGTAGCTGGCCGTGTAGTCAGACCCCGGTTGACATCACTATGCAGATTGACCTGCTCTGTGACCTGCCCGCTTGAACGGACCTTAGCTTGCTGTTGGCTTACACCTTGCAGCAAGAAGCCGAGCGTTTCCGTACTCATGATTTACTCTCCTTCTAGGTTGCGGTTCCAGCCTTGGCTACCAGTCCTAGTGTAAGACTGTTGCACTGGTCGGTGGTTCTTAAGTTGTTCTTTCTTCATCTCGACCTCTGCTACCGTACGCATGTTACGAAACTCAGATAGCTTAGGCTCTTGCCCGCCTTGATCCAGATAAAACTCGTGTACCGCTCTTGCAGCAATAAAGCTGGCGGCAATGACAGGTAGTTCATCGAAGTCAATGATCTCTACCAGTGCGGCTTTCAACTCACGGCCAATGTTATACGAACGGTTGGCTTGGTCATACATACGCGCACCCCGTTGCACAATCTTGCTATCCAAACGAGAGGTAGTGTTGATATGAGCAGCATTCTGCGGCACGTACACAGAGCCGTCAACCGTTGGCTTAAGCACGACATCGGAACTGTTGAACCAATACCCCCTGCTTTGCACGTCTATGCTGACTTCATTCAGTTTGTTCTTACCCTTGCGGTAAGAGGGATGGGCTGTATTTGTATCGGACACTGGGGCAAGCCCTGCGGCACCGAGCATCCTATTGATCGTGTCAAGTTCTGTTATCACGGTGTTCTCCTTTGCTTACGGACATGTCTGCGTTACAGGCGCGCGCGTAAGCAAAAAGCCGCCCAAAGCACGAATGCAATGAGCGGCAAATTGTAGTATGGTCTTATGCCTTGCGGACAACGCCAGACACGTCAGGGCGACGCGGGGATGCACCGAACGCAATGAAGCTGTCGATGAACCACGTACGGCTGATCTTGTCGAACCACACGTCCGAAGTCAGGGGGATCGTTTCACCGACAAGCAGTGCCATCGGGTTGGTAACGATTGCCACGACTTTGGCCTCGGGGGCGGACCAGTTATAGGACGAGCCTAGTTTGTGTGCCGGAATTGCAGCATTGGGAATGCGTGCAGTCATTTCGATTGGCACACCTTTGATGGTCTTGACTTTACCATCAGCGAAGTCGCCATTCGCACGCGAGAAGCTGCGGTCGATCAGCTTGTCGCAGTTCAACAGCACGTCATAGTGCGTTGGGCGCAGGAACACGTGCGACATATCGGTGTCGATATCTTGCTCCTGTTGGTAGGTGATGATAGAGGCGATCTGTGCGTATAGCAGATCAGGGTCCAGTTCGTCACCAGCCGCAGCATGGGTCTTAACGAGGCCCGGACCAATGGAACCATTCAGGCCAGCAGGTGCAGCAAGAGCAGCGCCTTTGGCAGCTTGGATCAATAGTGCTTCATCGAAGAACTTGCCGATTTCCTTGCCGTGGTCCTTACCGATTTCCGCACGAGCATTGAAGTTGATTTGGAACTCGTTCAGTTGCGAGCGGTTGTCGCGTGCAATGATCGTGGTATCAACGGTGACGCTGACACGACCGAATGCGGTCTTGGAAGGATCTGGCGGAACACCATCAACCAGCGCCTTAAGCGTGGTCTTACCAATGCGACGATTGATCAGGGTGTCCGTACCAATAACGGGTTGTACCGTTACGAATTGCCGCATCATAGATGCTTTGGCGAATTGACCGTCCACTACACCTGCGTAGTGTTCGATCATCTCGGAGCGGGCTAGGTCCGAAAGTGCCGTGCCGTCAATAGCTGGATAGGGCATCTGTTATTCCTTATTGTAGTGTTTGATTAAATACCTTGTTGCTTGCCCTTTTGGCGTGCATCAAGTAATGCGCGGCGAACAGGTTCTGGGATGTTACCCCGGTGTTCCTTGTTTGCCTTCTCAAGCTGGTCCGCATACTGGATGCTGGTCAGCGGCACGAACTTG